GTATAAATAGAACGTAAAATAGATACCGGATCATTCGGGACTACAGTCTCCGTAGGGCCGTGTACAAAAGTTGCAATTGATCGTGCCAAGTATTGTGCACCTGTACCAGTACGGTGGTCTACTCTTAGAAATTCTGCGATCGCGCCGAGAAAACACTTAGTGTTTTGGAAGCGCACATTCTTACTCACTGCATTATATTCAAGCTGTTGCACCTGCCTTAAGCTAGTAACAGCGCCTAAGATATCATCTCCATTGTGGGTAGTCGTGATAGGTGTTTTCTCCGTGATTACTTGAGTGTAGATGTAATTGAGTATAGTATTCATGAAGGTTGTTAAGCGCCAGCCCGATAACAAAGTACCTTCTGCTTTATAACGAATGCCATCACCCCCGGTGATGTACATGTTTTCTAAAGATTGTCTTACCCAATATATAGCGCGTAGCTGATCCAACTCCAGGTATGTTTTATATGTATATAAATAAGCATCTAGTACTGCCTGCATACTAGAAAGGCTGTGCTGCGAATTAAAATCTTGGAAGTCGAAACAATAAGGCACTCCATCTCTCAACACCTGCTCAACAGTCCGAGAGACTTTCTTCGCCTCTGCTTCTACTCCGATCGGAAATAGGCCAGCTAATAATTCCTCACACCCAGCTAAACCAAAGCTAGACATGATGAAGTTGGTGTTATCTACACCATATATAGCTCTGTTCTTTCCCCATTCGTATTTTTCTGAAGACCTTGCACACATTTCTGGTTTTCTATTAAAAAAATGAGTAAAATCATAATCTGGCATAGCGTTAAAACCATAAAACTTATGCCTCATAGTATGTTCTTTATGTCTGAACTTTTCATCCTCAGGATATTGGCTATTGTATGCTCCTGTCGGACTCCACTGCCAGCGCGTAGCCCAAAAATTGTCCCAGCTATACCTCTTAGGCCTGCCTTTCAACCGAATTAAGTTTTTAAAAAGTCGTGCTGCGTGATTAAATATTGTATTAGAATCTATGTTGACTACATTAAGTTCGATACGGTTACGGCGTTCCTGCGCCCAATCAACGGTACCAACCCCCCTGTTCACTAAAACCTCTAATTCAAAGAAGGGTGTTAGATCGAGTGGTAATAAATTTTGTAACGCTTTGAGCTTTAAAGTAAACTTATTTTTTATAGAGTGCATAAAACCCTCGTACCCATCAAATTTCCAATCAAGAAACCCGGATACGTTCCACCACTTTTTTTGATCTTCAGGCAAACACATAGCCCATACTATCAATCCGACCAAGAAAGATTCATGCGCACCAGAAAGGGCAAGACGTTCTATCAATTGCATAGTTGGGCCCACCTGTGAGCATAGTTCATCCCACTCGAAGCTACGTAACTCGTTGAAGGTAAGGTGCCTAATGTGTTGCCCACTAATTTTAGTGATCGGTGGTTCAAGCGTACATTGGTGAAAACGTTTGATTAAATGGATATTTGAAAATTCAGTAACCCTGCGCATAGAAGCCTCAGTAATATAGAATAAATGATTAAGCAGTTCTTTATTTGTTATGGG